ACCTTACCCACCCCACAATAGATATAACATGACTATCGAAGAACGCTTCAAAGCCGCCGAGGCCGCTGTCGTCTCCCTTACCGCCGAACGCGACGACCTCCGCAAGACGGTCGAAGCCTCTGTCGTTGACGTGTCCGCTGAACTTGACGCCGCTAAGGTGTCCGCTGCTTCTCAGGACCAAAAGGTTCAGGAGCTGGAAATTGCCCTGGCTGAAGCCAACGCTAAGATCACCGAGTTGGAAGCATCCAAGGCCACCGGCAGTGCCGAAGCCGCAGTCATCCTTGCCGCTTCCGGCGTTGACCCGGTCGCCGCCCCTGTCGCCCAGGCTGTCGTCGGTTCCATCTGCGAGCAGTATGCCGCAATGCCTGTTGGTGCTGAACGCCGCGCCTTCTTCAAGAAGCACAAGGCTGTCCTCTTTTCCGCTAAATAATCTCTACCCCCCAAATATAACACACTATGGCTAACACCATCAACAGCGCTCTGATCGTCGATACCGTCGCCGAACTCAGCCTCACCGCCCTCTCGAACCGCCTCGCTGGTCTCGCTAACTTCTCCTCCGATTTCTCGGCTGATGTGAAGCGCCCCATGGATGTCGTTCAGGTGGCTCTCTCCACCGCTGGCAGTTCGACTGTCACCAACCCGACCACGTTTAACAGCATCGGCGCGTCCACCCTTGGTGCGACTGCCGTGACGATGGCCCACCTCTACCAGCCGTTCGGTCTCGCCTACGCTGATATTCAGAACGGAATCCGTCTGGAGAAGATTCTGAAGATCAACATGGACAAGCTCGCCGACTCTATCTGGGCCGCCGCGACTGCTCCTATCACCGTTGCTAACTTCGGTGCTGCCACCTACACTGGTGCTGACTCGACCGTTACCCCTGGCTCTGCTCCTCTCCGCGCTCTTTGGGCCGGTGTTAGCAAGGCTGGCCGCAAGACTCTGATTGTGAACCCGGGCATTTACTCCCAGCTTATCCCGACCAGCACGACTGGCCTAGCCCTCTCGGCTGGTGCTTACGGTTTCGACGGTGGCGTTTTCTACGCTAACCTCTTCCCCTCTGAAGCGAACCTTTCTGGTTTCGCTTGCAGTTCCGAAGCCATCGCCCTGGCGAGCGCGGCGCCGTCCTTCGAGAACGTCGGCGCGGACTTCCTCGTGAGCGAAGTCGTCCCGATCGAAGGTCTCGGTATCTCGGTCTACTACAACGTCTGGTCTGACCCCACGACCCGTAACCTCGTCGGCTCCATGGAGCTGATGTTCGGTGCGAATAAGGGCATCACGACTGGTACGATCGCCTCCGTCTACAGCGCCTAATCGGGGCTGACGGCCTAAGACAGCCCCCAGAGATGGGGGCTTTTTTGTATCTCCAATTCCCCACACTCCCAACTCATGAGCATTTACGATACATTCCTCCCCGATTTCCAGTCACTGCTGGCTGATATAGGCTGTCCGGCCATAGTTGACGACCAGTCATTTCTCGTCGGCCTGTCCCGCCCGATGAATACCCCGCGCTTTGAGGCAGGGGGGTTCGTTGACCAGAAGATGTGGACGGTGCGTTTCGCTGCCGCTACGGCCCCCTGGACGGCTTCTGATGGCCGGGTAGGGGGTGAGGTCGCTACTTTGGCCGCAGGGGTTCCTATCGCCTCCCTGGGCGAAGGTAAGAAGTTCACGGTTAACGGTCAGGTCCTCCGCATCAAGGGTCAGTCCTACAAGCAGACCAGCGCCGTGATCGAACTAGACTGCATAGACGACAACCAGTAATGGCTAAGGAACGCCCACCGATCAAGCCAGCCAGCCGGGAGGAGTTCCGTCTAGCCATGAAGAAGTTTGCTGAAGACGTGGGCGTAGAGCTGGAGATGATTGAGCGCGAACAGGCCCGGCTGATGCTCCGTGACGCCATGACCTTTAGCCCCCCTATGCCAGTGGGCGGCGGTCGGGGCCTAAGTATTGCAGCTCATAAGGCTGGTAAAAACAAATTAGGTAACGATGTCCGACGTATCTTCATTCCGCAGGACAGCCCGACAAAGGGTAAGTCCGTATTCCTGCGTCAGATTGTTAACGCGGTAAGACTTGGCGGCGGGGTTGACGGCGGCTTTGGGGCTGAATGGCTAGAGGTGTATACCAGTCAAACGGCCTCAAAGGTACGCAGTCTTTCGCCAATCTTACAAAAGATTATGAATGACACCGACCACCAACGCTCATTTCAAAAGGCCAGTAACTACCTTAACAAAGCGAATATCCATGGGACTTATCGCCCTATTGCCGGGGTGACTTCTCAGCCACGGCCAATTCATGACCGGTATAAGGGAGCCGTCGGGGGCCGCTGGCCTCGCGGTGCGCCTATTGGCGGGCCTCAATATTACATCCAGTCAACTGACGCCCTCAATGCTTATATAGCTGAGAGGCAACAGAAGGTCGGCTGGGTCAAGGCAGGTTACGCTGACGCCCTGGCTAAAGTTCCCATGCCTGTAACCACTGCCGGAGTCTCTCGTAATTACGGCGCATACGATGCACCATGGGTTGATGCCAATAAGGCAGGGTTTGGCAGCTATAGTTATACCAAGACTAGCAACTCGGTGAGTGCTGTAATTGGTAATAACATCGGTAACATCAACGGCGTCGCCGATGAATCTGACGTTAAAAACGTTGTCTACGGCAACAGGGTTGCAAACCTCCAAGCCACCCTGCAACGTCGTAGGGACCAACTCGTCAAACGCGCCAACAAGCGCGGACGCAAATAACACTTTATGGGAACCAAAGCTGTACGCTACGTGGTCGAGTCTGCTGTCTCGACCTATCTCTCGTCTCTAGCCGAACTGGCCGGGGTCAATATCTACAAGGGCGACACCGCCGAAACTGCTGTATTACCCAAGGCCATCGTCCTTTGTGAGTCTGCTGGGCCGCCTTCGGATTTCCCTCAAGGCTTTGGAAACTATGATTGCAGCGTGAAGATCACCATATTCACCTCTGCCGACGATGAGACCGAAGAAACGCACCGTGCCCGGTGCGCTGCTATCGACGGGGCTATGCAAGATGTGACCGAGTTACAGGCTGTCTTTGTATCGCAAGGTGATGGCCTCTGCTACGACGTCACGGCAAGGCAGGAAAACGAAGGGGTCAACGAGCGCTCCTGGGCGTCTCAAATGCCATTTTCCGTTCTAGTCGTAATTAACCCCCAGTAACCTTACCATTTAAACAATAGGTATGTCAGCCGTAACCGTCGGAACAGCTCTAATTTATGGAATTGCCGGGGACGTCACCGCTTTGGTAATTCAGTCCTACTCGTGCGACTCCGCTTTTAACCTGGATGTTACGGCACAAGATAAGGAAGGTCTTACGATTACTCACCGACTAGATGATCGTATGAGCGACCTTACGGTGGATGGTATTGCCGAGGCTGCCGGTGTCCCCCAGCTTGGCGCTGAACTTGAGTTCACGTTGAACGCTGACACGGCTTATCCTGAAGGGACCGCTACGGCCAGCTACTACGGAACAATAATCAAGGTCTCAGAGAAGGGCAGCTCGAAGGGTTTCGTTACCGTCTCTATCACTGTCAAGGCTTACGAGGGAGCCTAATAAATCCGGCCGCTAGGCTGGACGCAATAGGATGGACCTTCGGTTTATTAAGGCTTTCACCTCGCCGGGTGAGACCACGTTGCTAGGCCACCGCATGAAGCCGTTTAGCCTCAAGCATCGGCTGGCTTTGCACGTGCTGGAGTCTCCTTTTGTGACACCTAACAAGCCGACGACCGCCCTTGATCTATTCGTGGCCGTCAAGGTTTGCGCCGAAAAGTCAGTCCGTAAGCTGACGTTTATGGACATTGTCCGTATGTCTACCATTAAGGCCAAGCCAGAAAAGATGGAAACTTACATTAAATCGTTTCACGAATATTCCAACGTCTTAAACTGGCCGAAGTTCTGGGATAAGAACAAGCAAGCCGCATCAAAGGGTACCCCTTGGATTCTTTCCGTCATCAGTAGTTTAATTAGCAACGGCTTTGACGAAGAGTCTGCCTGGTCTTTGCCGGAGTCACAGGCCATCTGGTATCATACCGCAATCTCTATGCGGAATGGTAACGACGTTTCCTTGATGACCGACGACGATGAAAACATTATGAAAGATTTCCACAAACTTGCAGAAGAAGCGAAGGCCAAGCCTCGCGTCCGACGCTCCAACAAAGCACACAAATGAACCGCGTAGAATGGGAACTGTACGGGGAGACCAATGTTGACCAGGTTACAGACAAGACTAACAAGGGCCTTAACGGAATCGAGAAGAACGCCAAGCGCGTGAATGATGCGTTCGGGATGTCTATATCGTCTATCTTCCTGCGATTTCTAGGTCCAATGGCTTTGCTTCAGTTAGCGATTTCACAGATCACGCAATCTATGGAGAAGGCAAAGCAAACAGCCGATACCGGGTTTAAGACATTAGCCGACGGAGAAGATAAATACGCTACGGCGCAACAGTCTCGAATGGCGGCTTTTTTTCAACAGCAAGAGCAAGAGGCTGAGAAGAAAGAACAAAGCGCGGCTGGCCGTAAGGCTGCTACCGAGAAGTTCATGGATGATCGCGGTTTCTGGGCGGGTATCGTGGAGGCCCCCGTTGCAACTTTTGCGGCCATTATGAGCCAACTGCTACCCGGCGTTAAAGATGCTACCGAACTAGACTGGGTCCAGCAAGGCGCTGCCGATGACTGGGCCAAGGCTCAAGCTGCGGAGGGAAAGAAAATGGATGGGGGCGGCGCTACCAGCTCAACCTTTAAGGGTCCTGAAGGCTTT